TGGGCGAGCGCAACACTATGCTCTGGGACGGTATTTCCACCTTTACCGTGGCCAGTGACGGCACGGTGGCGATTGAAAACCTGATCACCACCTACCAGAAAAACAGCTTCGGCGCCGCTGACAACAGCTATCTGCAAGTGGAAACCCTGTTTCTGCTGATGTACGTCCTGCGCGCCCAGCAAGCCCTGGTGACCTCAAAGTATGCTCGGGTCAAGCTGGCGGCCAATGGCACCCGCTTTGCTCCAGGCTCGGCGATTGTCACGCCGAATATGATCCGTGCCGACCTGATTGCCCAGTACCGCCGCATGGAATACGACGGTTATGTGCAGGATGCGGCCGGTTTTGCCAAGGGGTTGATCGTCGAGAAAAACAGCCAAAACCCGAACCGGGTTGATGTTCTATGGCCGGGCACTCTGATCAGTCAATTGCGCATTTTTGCCTTGCTCGCTCAATTCCGCCTGTAACCCAGGCTTTTTTTCACCGACCGCCGCTGTGCGGTTTTTTTTCGCCTGGAGAACTTCATGGGTGATACGACCAACCGCCTCGCCGGCACCTGTTACCTGTCAGTCGATGGCCGGAACTACATGCTGGCCGGCGACTTTTCCTACAAGGTTTCCGGGGTTTCCCGCGAAACCTTGAAGGGCCAGGACGGCGTGCATGGCTACAGCGAAACCCCGCAGCCGGGCTATATCGCGGCGACCCTGCGTGACTCGTCGACCCTAAGCGTGGCCGACATCAATGGCATGAGCAACGCCACCGTGGTGGCCGAGCTGGCCAACGGCAAAACCATCATCGGTAGCAACATGTGGACTACCGATCAACAAGAATCCAAAGCCTCCGACGCCACTCTAGAAGTGAAGTGGGAAGGCGCATCCGTGACGGAGAATTAATTCATGTCCCAAGAAGAAACCAAGACCATCACCCTGAGCAAAGTCGTATTTATCGGCAAGGGTGACGCGGCAATTCCTTACGAAAAACTGGAACTGCGCGAGCCCATGGCCGGCGAGCTGGAAAAGGCCGCCCGTGAAGTGACCTCGATTGGCGTGACCATCACGCTGACCAGTCTGGTGGCCGGGGTCCCGCGTCTCGCCATCGAAAAAATCAGCCGTCGTGACCTGATGGCGGCCAACAATTTTTTCGAGGGTTTTATCGACGATGGTCAGACGGAGAGCGCTGGCCAGAACTGATCGCCGAGCTAACCAAGTTTTATGGCTGGGGTCCGCATGACGCGCGGGCCTTGACCATGGAGCAGCTGACCTGGTGGAACGACCAGGCAATCCGCATAGGTAAGATCAGTGGCCAATAACTTTACGATCACCATCAGTGCGGTGGATAAAGCCACGGCCACCGTGCGCAAGGTCAACGATGCGATCAGTCGCCTGACCCGGCCGTTTGAAGATGTGGGCAAGTCCTTCAAGAGCCTAGGCCGTGAGCTGGGCTTTGAAAAGATCGGCAAGAACCTGGGCAATATTGGTCGCGAGGCCAGCGGTGCCGCCCGGGGCATCGGCTCGATTGTGGCGCCCATGGCCGCCATCACCGGGCTGGGCTCGATAGCCGGGATTGCGGCCTTGGCCAACAACTGGGCCCACCTGGGCCGCTCCATCGACAACAGCGCGCATGGCATCGGGATCTCGGCCGGACAACTGCAAAGTTTCCAGGGTGCGGCAAAGATGGTCGGGGTCGATGTGGGCACTACCACGGCCAGCCTGGACGGCTTGGCCAGCACCATGCAGGACGCCCAGTGGGGGCGAAATCAGGGCGCGTTACTGATGCTGAACAAGCTCGGTATCGGTCTGAAAAAATCCACAAATGGTGCGTGGGATGTGGTGGGCGAATACAAGGCGATTGCCAATGCCATCGCCAAGGAAGCGGATCCGCAGAAACAGAAGCTGATCGCCAAAGCGCTGGGCATGGAAGGCATGCTGCCCTTTCTCCGGCAGGGGTCGGCTGGCATCGAGCAATATGAAGCCATGGTGAAACGCCTGGGCTTTGTCATGGGCGATGACGCCATTAAGCGCGGCAAGGATTTCTCGGTCAGCCTGGCGGGCCTGGGGATTGCCGTGGATGGAGTGAAAAACTCCATTGGTGATGCGTTGATTCCGGCCATCAAGCCGCTGATTGATCAGTTCAGCGTCTGGCTGGCGACCAACCGCCAACTGATTGCGACGGACATCGGCAACTGGGCCAAGGGCTTTGCCACCTGGGTCAACAAGGTCGACTGGAAAAAGGTCGGGGATGGCATCCTTAACTTTGGCCGAGGGATCAACAAGCTGGTCGGCTGGCTGGGTGGCTGGGAAAACGCCGCCATTGCGGTTGCGGTGGTGATGAATGCCGGGCTGATTGTCAGTGTGCTGGCCCTGGGCGGCAACCTGATCACTGCCGGGGTGGGCATCCTGTCGTTTACCGGCTTGCTCCTGGGCTGGAAAGCGGCAGCGGTGGGGGCTGGGGCTGCGACGGAAACAGCTGCTGCGGCCGCTGCGGCTGCGGCCGCCAGAACGGCCGGCGGCGCCGGGGTGGGGGCTGGCGCCTCTATCGTCGGCGGTGCCCTGCCTTGGCTGGCGGGCGTAGGGTCCATGCTGTACTCCCCGAGCTTGAATGTCGGGGAGGATCAAGAGGTCGCGCGGATCCGCAAGGCGCAAGGCTTGCCCGAGACTGAAGCCAAAACCCCGACGCTGGACCTGATGTCCAAGGCCTGGACGAAGTTGCAGGGGGTTGATAAAGGCGCCGCCTCGGCGTCCATGGACTATTTCAAGGCGCAGGGCTGGAGCCGGCAGGCCGCCGCCGGGATCACCGGCAACCTGGCGGCCGAGAGTGCCAGTTTCAACCCCAAGGCCCTGGGCGACTGGGGCCGTGCGCGCGGGATTGGCCAATGGCACCCGGATCGGCAAAAGGACTTTGAGAACTGGGCCGGGTTCAAGATCACCGATGATCGGGCTGACCGCCAGAAGCAGTTGCAGTTTGCCAACTTTGAGTTGACTGAAGGCAAATACAAGTCGGTGGGTAACCGTCTGCGCGGTGCGACCTCGGCCGATGAGGCTGGGGCCATCGTGTCCAACGGCTATGAACGGCCCAAGGATCCAGACGGCGAGGTGGCCCGGCTTCGGGGGCAAATGGCTAACCAGCTGGCCGCCCCTCAGGGGCCTTATTCCCAAGGTGCTTCACCGGCCGGCGGGGGCAAGGTGCATGTCGAGGTTGAAATCAAGGGCGCACCTGAAGGGACCAAGGTTCAGGTCAAGACAGAAGGCAACACCCAGGCATCCAGCCGAATTGCTTATTCTGGCGTAGGGGCCATCGCATGAGTCTATTGACCGATATCGTTCAGATTGCCCTGGACTCGAACAAGACCTGGACGGAAATGCTCAACCCCGCGTCGTTTCGCGGGGTGCCGTTTGCGGTCTATGGCGGCGAGGCGCGGTTTGGGCGGCGCCTGGCTGTGCATGAGTACCCGGGGGCCGATAAGCCTTACGTCGAGGACATGGGCCGCTCCACTCGGCGGATCCGCATGAGTGGCTTTCTGGTCACGGACAGCCTGGTGTATGGCGGTGGCAATGTACTGGCCCAGCGCGATGCACTGGTGGCAGCGGCGGAAACCTCCGGGCCGGGCGCCTTGATGCACCCGACGCTGGGCGCACTGAATGTCAGTGTGCCTGGCGAAGGGCTCAGCGTGATCGAGCGCTGGGACATGGGCCGGTACTTTGAAATCAGCTTCACCTTCATCGAGTCGGGCAACCGGATCTTTCCCAGTATTACCACGTCCACCGGCAGCCTGCTGGATAAGCTGGCGGCGGCCTTGGGCTTGTCGTCGGTGCTGGATTTTGTGCGCAAGGTCATTGGCGGGATCACGGCGGTGATCAATGTGGTCGAGGGGGTCATCAAGTTCGGCAAGGCGATTGTCGGCATGGTCGTCGGGGTGATTGCCTCGTTCAAAATGCTGGTGGGGCGGATCATGCGCGATGTGCGCAGCATCACCAGTCTGGCCGGGTTGTTGACCGGAAACTTTGGGCG